GTTACCTTGATGACTTTCATATTTCACTCCTTAAATATACACTATTTCTGGTTAAAAAGCAAGTGATTTTAACCGATTTCTTTTGGTTTTGTTGGATTTTCATAAGCAGTTAGAACCTCCTTAAACGCCCTTGCGAATCCCTGACTACACAAAGACCGAAAAGCGTTATCCGAATCTACTTTATCAATAAACGGTTTAAACTCTGGTATGTGGTGTATAGCTGATTTATGCAGGAACGCCAGAGACGGCTTTGGCCTACCTGGTCTAATATATAGCTTTTCGTTTTTTGGAACCTGGCCCCATTTTGTATATTTAGGAAACGGCTTCTTGAATTTCCCCCATAAAGCCGTTCTTTTTGTCCAGGGGCTCCCAAACATCCAGGGCTCGTAACTATAATCAGGTTCACCTAATACTTTTTTCATTGTTCCATTATAAGGGTTTTCTATTACATACCAAACCGGGCCGGCTTCTTGTATAATCCTTTGACAGTGTTTTAATAATGTTTGATCGGCTTCTTTTACTTTATGAAATCCCGGATCCGTAGAAAACTCAGTACATACCGGATTAGCTATTATCCCGTGAATTTTTCTGTTTGGTGTATAATTTTCGACACCTATTTTTTTTCCTATTTTTATAACTTCATATTCTGAGTCTTGCTGATAGGGAAAGGAATCACTCCCTATATCGGCGCATAAATGCAAAATTGTTTTCATATTACCCCCATATCCTCGGCCGATAGTCTCCAACCGTTCTTTGCTGCCTTATCAATTAAAGCACTTGCTGTCTTGAATTTGAGGCCCTGGGCATCCTGGACCCCGAGCCGCGTTAATAGTTTTATTTGCTTAGGTCGTGCAAGATTAGCTTTCGACCGTGTTATTAGTTTATCAAGTAGCATTGACGCATATCCCTTGTTTGGTATATCGTCGCGATTAAAACCGAACTTTTCGAGCGTGTCGAGTTGTTTATCTGAGGCCGGTCTTTTTTGCCAAGCAAAAGCCGGCTCGAATTCCTCAAGGTCCTCATCATGTATAGAGAGTGCAAACTCTAATGGATTGACGGACCGCCGCTTTTTGTTAGCCTGTTGTTTTAGCTTCTCTGCAAGCGCCTTCTCGCGTTCAACGTGCGCCGTTGACTCAAGCTCTATGAGGTCCATCTGACCACCCTTAGAATCTAGCTGCTTACTCATTATCTCGCGAATCTCGGGAGTCTTGCATATAAGAGCGGCCGGCTTTATTAGGTCGTGTTTTGCTGTGTGATACAGAAAGTCGAGAATTAACAAATCTTTCTTGCCTGGGGCTATCCTTGTCCCGCGCCCGATTATCTGAGCATATAGCGCGCGTACCTTCGTAGGCCTGAGACAGACCACACAGTCTACGTCGGGTTGGTCGAATCCCTCTGTTAATAGCATTGAATTACACAGAACGCGCGGCCCTGGCTCGGCAAACCATGAAAGAACCCCTTTTCTATCCTCTGTCACACCGTCAATATGTCGCGCGGCGTGCCCGTTATATCTGAGGAAATCCCGCATTTTCTTTGACGTTGCGATCAGTGGCAAAAAAACAAGGGTCTTTCGGTCCCTCGGTATCTCGCGCGCTATACTCTCGAGATAGGGGTCGATTGCGTTTCCGAGGTCTTTGTCCGAATAGTCCCCGGCTATATTCTTGACGCCGGTCAGATCAATATTAATCGGTATAGTCTGAGCCGTTAAAGGCGCAAGGAAACCGTCTTTGATTGCCTGTATTAAATCATATTCAAAAGCAATAGACTCGAAATACTGCCCGAGGTTCTTTTTGTCCCCCCTGTCGGCCGTTGCTGTTACCCCTAAAACGCGCGCGGTCTTAAAGTGAGACAGTAAGTGTTGATAAGAGTCCGCAAGAGCGTGGTGAGCCTCGTCAATGATTATATGCGTGAAGGCATCAGGCGCCCAGGCCTTGAGCCGTTTACCCCTGAGAGTCTGGACCGAGCCAACCACGCAGCGGGCAAACATATCGAGTCGACCCCGCTCGTTGGCTTTCTCTATAGTTGACGCAATACCACAGGCCGCGCTCATTTTGTCCTGAGCCTGCCTGAGTAGTTCGTCCCGGTGCGCTATAACCAGGACAGACCCGCCGCCCCTGATTATCTCGTCAATGATATATGAGAAAACTATCGTCTTTCCATTTAACCGCACCCTGTTGGTAAAACCAACAAAGTGCGATAAAACTCCTTCCATGCTTTAAAAACTGCGTCTTTTGATTCTTGTTGATATGGTCTAAGGTTCATTTAGTAACCGGCCTTTTCTTTTCTGGCTTTTAGCATTTCTTTTATATGTCTTTTGACATGGTGTGACTGGTTTGTGAGTTCAAGATTTTCTATTCTATTGTCTCGTTTGTCGCCATTAATATGATGAACAATCTCACCTTTTCTTAATTCCCTCCCTAAATATTTTTCCATTACTACTCTATGTTCGTGTCGGCCGTGATATTTTCTATAGGAGACACCAGCCCCTCTATCAATAAGTTTTTCTCGTCTCTGTTTTGCTGTGTTTTTAGCATTACTCGAATTATGACATATCACAGAACAATATTTAGCGCGTTTTTTCCGCCATGCTTCGACACAGAAATCCTGTCCACAAAATTTACAAATCAAAGATATTGTTTTTTGATCTTTCATGCCCCGAACTCCTCGACCGCCCAGGCTCCAATAAGGACCGCGTCGGCTTCATTATCATCTATGGGAGTACGGCCGAGCAAACGCTCAGAAGCTCTCATCATTTCAGTTTTGCCCGCGTTACCTTTTCCGGTTGCGTACTTCTTAAGCTCCGACGGTCTGACACTTGTGCAGTTAATATCCCAATCAGCAGCGATCTCCTGAGCGCGCCCTGTGAGGTTTGAGCATATCTCAGTTGCCGCCCCGCCTCTGTGGCTGGCCTGTTCATAGATAATCAAGTCCGGTGTGTAGAGCTTGTAAAACTCCCCGAGCCATTTTCTGAACTTAAGAAACATCATGCCATTTGTTTCGCCGCGTCTCTTTGTAAAAGCCTTGACGCCTGACTCCATGAGTTTTCCGTCGATGAATACCGCCCAACCCGTTTTAGTTGCACAATCTAAAGCTAATATAATCATTCTGCACCCCCGAAAAATGCAACCAGGGCCATAAATACAAAACCGCCTCCGATAGCCATTAAAAGAATATAAGTTAATATTTTAAAAGCCAAATCACAAACCGTTTGCACATCGTCCCGGCGCTCGATCTCTACGGGGTTAAAGTCTGAATCAAGGAGCTGTACCTTGTCCGCTGTTCGTCTGTTCATTTTGTGTCCCTTTCAAAAGTTGCGCGTGTACCATGCGCGCCCCGGTCGACTTAATTAGTCAAACTTGAGATTATCCTCTTTTTCTTCCTGTTTATCCTGGGCCGCGTATTTCTTCGCGCCTTCTTCGGGTTCGAGATATTTGTCAACCTCATTGACTTCGTACTCTTTACCGTCCTTTTCGTAGGTTCTAATCCCCAGGACCGCGAAGCCTTTTGAGCCCTCAACCTTATTCCATTTCGGAGTGAGGACCTCGCCTGTTTTACGCTGTCCTATGCAGGTGAAAAACTGGCAGAGCTTCCACTCACAAGAGGACATTAATACAAGTACATCCGAAACCAGGCCAAACGCGCCCCCGGCATCACAAGACAGCTTGAGTTTTGCCATAGGGTCGTTATTCTTTGTCCGCGCTTTATCAAACCCTGTAACCTCAAACTCGATTACAGTACCTTGCGGGAATATGTGAAATTCCTCGCCGTCGTTCTGAATAGGTGTATCCCAATCCATTTTATTCCAGTCCCTTTATATGTGCGATAGACTCAGAAACCTTTTCAATGTTTTCTATGATCTGAGCCTCGACTTTTTTCGTCAATTTATTAATGCCTTGCTTGTCCAGGAATAGCTTTAGATCTTCCCGCGTAAGCTCGGCGCCCTCAAGAGCCTTTTCGAGCTCTGTTTTTTCTTTCTTCTTTTCTGTCCCTTTCTTTTGTTGTTTCGGTTCCAATCCTGCGAGATGCTTCTTTATATCGACCGGGAGCGGATCCTCAGCCGGTCCGACCTTAACCTCAGACTCGAGCCCCCAGCGGTTTTTTGCGTCAAACGCTGCTGTGTGCTCTGTCATTAATAATCTATCATGGCCGCCGCGTGCTCTCGTCTTACCGTCTGCGCCTTCCTCAACTATTATTTTGTAGTTAAGAAAAAGGACAGCGTCGGCCCACTCTTTAAAAAGAGCGGTCACTCTCTTTGAACACTTAAGCTCATAACGATCAAAAGCGCCCTGAGATCCGGGCAGCTCTCTTTTTACTACTGTCGAGTGCCCTATCAGTACAATATTAAGGCCGGCGTTTCTGAGTTGATCTAAGAGCGCTAGAGCCCTGATAATTTCCTCGGTCAAGTAAACGTACCCCTTACCATAGCCGAAGTCCTCAATCCCTCTGACGTCATTCTCAGAGCAAATAAAGACAGTCGCGAGCTTTTCCAACCAGTCGGCCGAGTCGATCACGATTGTTTTGTAATTGAGGTTTTCACGATCACTATAAAGAGCCTCGAGAGTTTCGCAAAACTCCGCCCAGGCTTCTACATTGATTCTGTCACAGTCGAGATGTCCTGAGCCCTGCTCGACGTCGAGCAAGAGCGCGCCCGGAAACGCTGCCCCGAGTGTTGTCTTGCCTATTCCCTCAGGTCCATAAATGACCACCTTTTGAGGTCGGCTAATTCTACCGCTTATTATTTGCATTTTGTTTCATGTCCCTTCTTCTGTTTGCCTCAATGGCAATTTTGTTTTTCAACCCGAGTAACATTGGCCCTGTAATGTTGTTTGAAACATGGTCCTCAATCATGTTTGCAACCGTTAGTAGTTCCGCGTCTGTAAAGCGTAAGGGTTTAACCTTTGGCACTATTGCCCCCTTTCCAGTCGTAGCGCTTACACTTAGGGCACGCGAGCGGTTCCTTTTTTCTCGCTGTCCATTTGTGGCCGCATTGTTTACACTTTAATTGTTCCACCAATCACCGCCCCTTTCTTTTAGTTTTTCCGCAGCTTCGCGGAGTTGTTTTTTCTTACTTCTCTTTGCACCCGAAACGCGCCCCCCGCGCTGTCCGAGTTCCGTCATTGTCAACCCTTGATATTTAGCGTATGCCCACTTGTTCACTTGTGCCCCTTTCTTAAGGACCCCCGCCGGCTAGGCCCTTGAGTTGTTTTGCTGTGTCGGAGTCGGGCCCCGTGAGTGCCGGCGGGGTATTGTTAGTATTATTGAATAAAAAGACTTTTGCTAGCCTTATTAAATGTGATAACCATTTCTGAACCGCCGAAAGACAACCCGTCGATTAATTCCTCAGAAAAAACGGTTATCTGTTTTTCGTCTTCCCATGAAGCCTCATGAGGTGTTAATCCTCTTTTTTCCATTTCGTGCTTAACATCTTGTAATGTCATTTTGTGTCCCTTTCGCTTTAACCTACCAACCTGAAAACAAAATCTTTTTATTATTATTATTATCAGAAGTCAACCCCTAAAATGAAAAAAAAGTGAAATTATTTTTCTAGGGCTCTGTGGGCGGTCCAAGCGTTTTTAGAGAATCGGGTCTTTATGCCGCGCCAATAAACGCGCCGGACCCAGCGGGGCCAGCCTTCTGCGTGCATTATATCAATCATTATTTTATTTGCTTGTGACCAAGTGACCGGGGTCCCGTCGTCAAACTGGCCATGATGGAAAAGCCAATCGTGAAACAACCAGCCCAGCCCGAAGTCAGGCGCGCAGGTTGCGCCGTTACATTTGAACCCGGCCGGGACAGTTACCCACTTCTTGAACCGCTCCGAATAAAACGAAAGCGGCTCTTTATTTGTATGTACTCGAGACTCGAACGGCCAGCGCAAAAGGCCGGCAATTATCTTCCCCGGAACATATACCCGCTGGGGTTTGTAAATCATTTAATCAACACATTCTCAATGATCTTGACAGCGCCGAAAAGAGCCGCAGCAATTCCACCGCCTGAGGTTGCTCCCACTAAAGCGGACCGGCCCGGGGTTGCTTCTATCTTGTCGAGGCGTCGCTCATTCTCTGCACCCTTTGCGCAGCCCTTAGTTTCTAACTTGTTGACTTTGCCGTCTAGCTTCTCCATCCAATCCTCGATATTCCCCTGGTTGGCTGTTTGCGTAGCCATGTGTTTAATTACTTCCGTTTTAAAATCGTCGTCTAACATTTTCCCTTTCCCCTCATTTCTCTTTTACCCCGTAATTTGCCATTATATCCGCTTCCTGACTCTTCCGCATAAAGCCGAGCGTTGCCTTTACAGGCTCGTTTAATTCACTGCGGAAAGTATCTCGCTGTGGCAAGGTAGCGTTCGGTAGCTGTTTCACGTTCTTATATATCACATATACAGGCTGGTTCGTATTTGATGCCAGGACATAGCGATCGGTTATAGTCGCGTCAATGACCTTCTGACGGTTCGCAGGCGTGTCAGGTAGGTTGGCAAGGGTAAGCCAGTTGTCAATGATTATAGCCTGTTTCTGGCTTGCTACAGAAGGCAGGAACATTGAAACGAATAATAGCGGGTCTGAGT